CCGGATGCCAATGGGAACTATCCTACAGTTACCCAAAATTACCTGACGGCAGATTTGCCGGAAGGGGGTTGTCCTACGCAGTTTGGAACTCCTCCAGCGACTACTGCAACAGGAGAAGATCTTTGTGTGTCTTCGGGGGGAACATGGACAGATGGAGCTTGTGTGTGTCCGGCCAAGTCAACATTGGAGAATGGTCAATGCATGGCGGACCCACTAGGACCCGGAACTACTTCCAAACAAGGCTGTGAAGCTACCGAAGGCAATACATGGAATGAGCAGGAGCAGAAATGTTACGGACCTGCTGGAACGGATACACGTACTTCTAAGGAAAAATGTGAAGCTAACGGGGATACGTGGAACGAAGCTACCCAAACCTGCGTAACTGCTGGCGGTCTGGTTAACGACGACGACAAGGAAGGGGAGTGTAAAACCAAAGGCGTTAACTTTTACTGGAACCGCAACAACCAGACTTGTGTAAACCGCTGTCCCGGTGGTGGTCTTTATAACGTAGCAAAAGATCTTTGTGAAACTACTTCTACGGGAACGCTACCCCAAAATCCCGATCACACCAAATGCGAAGGTATTATCGATTACAACCAACCGGCTGTTAACGGGGTGTTCCCCACTGTCACCCAGAACTACTTCGCCGCTGAGTTCGCCGCTATTGGTGGAGTATGTCCTACGCATTTTGGAATGGCGCCCACAGATGACGACGATTGTCAGATTGTTGATGGCGTTCAGTATGAAAGAAATACTCTAGGAGTATGTGTACCTCCTGTAGTTGTTGACGACGATTGTCAGATTGTTGATGGTGTTCAATATGTAAGGAACGCTCAAGGAGTATGCGGACCTCCTCCAGTTGTTAACGGCTTAGTTTGTCCCACTAACGCTTATGACGATGACGGTGTTTGCAAATGTACCGGTGGTTATTCCCCCACTTATTCAGCCGATGGGACTTTAACCGCCTGTACGAAGATTGAAGGTCCGGCATGCCCTACTAACGGTGAAATAAATGCTCAAGGGGAATGCGTTTGTAAAGAAGGGTTTTCCCCGGTCTATACTGACGGCGTATTAACGGCTTGTAGTAAAGTGGGGCCTCCCCCCGGAGGTTGCCCTACGAATGCCAGCATGGTGGGTGGTGTATGTCAGTGTGACGATGGATATACTCCGGTTTACGGCGATGACGGAACCCTGACAGCCTGTTCACCCGTTGGGGGCGATGTATGTCCGGCCAATTCCACCCGTAATTCGGCAGGTAACTGTGTTTGTGACGAAGGCTACCAGTCCTCGGTAGATTCTGATGGCCTGATGACCTGTGTGCGTTTTCCGGTTGAGAATTGCAGTAATCCTGCGTGGGCCGCGACCCATGTTTTGGAGTGTTCTCCGTGTGATGATGACGATTATGCCGAGGCTAATCCTCAAATATGTGGTATAAAAGACGGTGAGCCGCCCACAAGGCCCTATGCAACTTTTGAAGGTGTGGATATGGTACGACCTCCTTGGGTAACACCTGAAGATGTAAGGATAAATCGTTATCCTGAGACGGAACCCAGCACTTATTCCATATTACCTGCCCCGGCTGGTAGTTATGAGTATGGGATAAGCTCCTTGGCCCGTCGTCCGCAGGACATCCGTGAGGCGGTATCGGTGATAGACCCCGGTTACGAGCAGATTCAGGGTGGGCCTCCTGTATTCACGGGGGAAATGGCTCCTCCTGAAGAAATGGCACGTAGGCAAGCAGCCACTGACAGGTATTACGGTGCTATGGACCGGCTTAGTGATTATTCCACCCAGTTTAATGTAGGGGCAGATGAGCTTAGTGAGTCTTTAGGTATACCCCAAGAACAATTCGGGTGGGCTGATGTTGAGTACGCCACGCCTACTTATGGGACACCGCCAGAAGGTTATCCTACCAGTCCTGATTTACAGGCGGCGCAGGACCGGCCTTTCTACTCCCCGTGGCTGGAGGAAGAGGAAGAAGAGGAAGAAAGCATGTTTGCCCATGGCGGGGAAGTTGACGAAGAACCCCAGGGGCTGGAATCCTTACTCAAACGACGCCAACACGCCGTGGATACCATGCTCGTAAAGCGGGGACGTGGTAATGGCGTTCGGTAAAAAGCTCTGCTGCGATGGTTGCGCCCGGAAGCCTTCCAAGGCCCGGATATCCGGTAACCCGATAGCCCACCTGTTCCAGATGGGTGGCGGGGTGATGAAGGAGCTGGAATCCACTGATCCGTTATTTATTCACGAAGACGAAGGTTATAACACTGCTGTTCTTTCGGACATGCTTCGCAGGGACGTGGAGTTTGATCCTTCCGATGATACCTATTCCCGCGAGGGATCAATAGAGTATTGGAGGAATTTGTTAGAAGAAGGGGTAATTGATAAAGATAAATATTTATCCGAACTAGCCAAAATACCTGATACCCCTGTGGAGGAAGAACCGTATAGTCCTACGCCGTTGGAGTTGTACGTTGAAGAGATGACGGGGATGGAACCGGGTCTGGACCGGGCTACTTTTATGCCGTGGGCTGGAAGCCGGGAAGAAGGAAATTTTGAGTTTGCGGCACCTGCCTTGGTTTATGAGTTAGCCAAGGCGTTAAATGCCCCCGGGGTTGCTTTGAGTGGGGAAGAAATAACTCCAGAAGAAGTTTTTAATACAGCGGGGCTGCTTACTGCGGGAAGTTTTGGAGGGAGTGGGGTGCGAAACGTCCTAGCGGGGGAAGGAGTGGGATCGGGACTGGGCATGGCTACGGTTCCTCCCGGCGGAATCAAGGGTTTAAACCAACCCTTTATGAAAAAGCTGAAGAACAAAGGGGACGCTTTTAAATTTGGTGAGGTGGGCGCAGACGAATTTACAGAATTATTCAGCCGTGTACCTCGCGGTAATCCTTACCGATCCGGGGAATCTACAATAGATACTCAGCTACGAACTCTGGCAGAAGATTTACGATCAGATTATGGCGTGTCCCCGGAGCTTCTAGCCCCTTTTTACGATAAAATGAAAAGGTATCTTGAAGTGGACTATGGTACAGCAAGAGATCCGCTTCGCAGTGCCTTGTTTAGTGGTAGATTACCGGCAGAAATTGCCTTAGACCTCCGTCCAACTTACACGGGAACTAGGGCAGGTAGAGCAGGAGTTGAAGAGCTTAAAAATATACTACAGAACCCGGAGAAGAGTCTTCAACTGGCGACAGATGACGCAGCACGGGTAGCCATTTCTCGAAAGTTAGCGAAAAAACAAGCATTAACTCCAGAGGAAGAAGCCTTATGGAATAATCCTCCCCCGGTTAGGGTTGAGGCGGAAAGAGCTTATGATAGGATGGTAGAGGCTAGAGCTAACTACCTGTTCCCCTCCGAAGAAGCGCGTCAAAATTTTATATTTGAAAACAGGGCGGCGGGGGAATGGCCCAACATGGACACATCTTACGAAGTAACTCGTTCACCCGACGAACTTTCTTTTCTGGCAAATGAAAACCTTCCTTTAGAGTTGGTGAACTATAATCAATCCTCGACATATACTTTACCTAAGCTAGAGCAGGAGTATTCAAATTTCGCTAGGGAGTTGGGACTTCCGGATGTAAGAGATACTGATGTTTTAACCGCATGGGAAAAACTTAATCCTAAGGAGGGATTATGGCAAGGGGAGTTAATGGATTTAATAAAGTTGGACCCTACACAGGAATTTCCTTTGGACCCTACCTTTGCCAAAGCGGTTGAGAACACCGAACCTGTGTGGTCTATAGGAGAAAGGGGTCGGGTTAATTTTCCACTGTTCGACTATGACCTGATGGGTCAAATTTACTCAAGCCTTTTAGACGATCCTAGCAACATCCCCCGTGCTTCCTTTGTAGATATGATGACAAGTGGCGCTCAGACGATGTTGAGAAAACAGCAACGTGAAGCTGGAGTTTCAAAAGACTTTAAAGAGGGAGCAGAGAAGATAAACTCGGCAGTTAGGGATCTGGGTGAAGAGACAGTTGCTATTACAGCAGATGCAATAGAGCGGGGCCGCGTTTCCAACTATGCGGATGACGTGGATGCCTTACTTGATCCTTCTATATGGGAAAAGGGGGCTTCGCCACTGCTACCGGTTCCTTCTACTGATTCCACTTGGCTACAGGTTAAAGACCCGGATCTCTTGGAGCTTTATGGAACCTACTTGAGTAATTCTATTGGGGGTTATTCTCATATACGGAATAACCCGGGATATGGGGCCGGTTCGGGTGGTGCCAAAGCTATTGAAGATGGAAGTGTAGTAATTTATGGATTACACGATTACCAGGGTCAAACCATAGGCCATCCCCGCGTTGTGGTGGAAGTAATCGATGAAGGAACTAGCCCTTTAAAGGGCCGGACCGGGGACTTTCAGATGAGAGGGGTTGGACAAGTAAAAGGAAGGAAAGGGGCGATCAATCCCCGACATTCGATGGGGACAGATCCATGGAACCGACGAGGTAGAGTATCAGTAGAGGGAAACAGACCGCCTCATTCTAGGGACGTATTGGGGTTATTTGAGTTATTTACGGAGGTGGATGTGAACCCCTTCAATGTGGAATGGAGTGAGTTTATAGAAACTATTACTAATGCGCCTGTTAACGATCCACTTCGTCGTGCCTATGTTCGTTATGTTGATGACGAGAATGCCAGTCTAATTTCCGACGGAGAGTATTTCCACCACTCCAAGCCGCCCCCCGACCCCGATATGGAGGTGAAGTGGCTAGACGACCGAACAATGGATATGTTACGTGAAAGAGAAAATTCCTTGGAGGACACTCCTGTTAACTTACCTTGGCTTCTAAATAAAACCGACGAGGCGTCTATAGCGGGGTTTTTTGAAGACGCATACTACAGGTATTCTAAGGATGTGAACCCTTCGGTTTTCAACCGTGAAGAAATGGGGCGGGACGCCTTCGTCGGACCAATGCCAATATGGTATAGGCCACAGTTAAGCAAAGATTTATCTGACGCGCTTGAAGCGGCGGCAGCTCTACCCGAACCCCCTATCACTGAATGGTAACGTAGATTAAAGGTAAAACAGAAAATGGCTAACGGCGACCCTATTACTACAATGGTTGAAAAGGTAGAGGAAATAGAAACTCCTGATTCCTTAACCATTGAAGAACAAGTAGAAATTGCAGCCCCTACTTCCTTTGTGCCTTCAGACGGGGGTCCGGTGGAACTGATTGAACAGGAAGATGGCGGTGTCATCGTGGACTTTGACCCCTCGGCCTTGGAAGTTGATGAAAGCGACTTTTTCCGTAATCTGGCGGAAGAAATGGACGAAGGTGAGCTGGGAAGGGTTGGTAATGATCTTCTGAACGAATTCCAGAGCAACAAGATTTCCCGCCATGACTGGGAGGACACTTATTCCAAGGGGATGGAGCTGCTGGGTTATGTCTATGAAGAACGGACGCAGCCCTTTCGGGGTGCAACCGGTGTAACCCATCCTTTACTGGCTGAAGCAGCCACCCAGTTTCAGGCTCAGGCATTTAATGAACTGTTACCCCCTGACGGACCGGTACGCACAGCGATCATGGGGGAAAGAACCAAGGAAAAGGAGCAGCAAGCCAGCCGGGTTAAGGAGTTTATGAATTACTACATCACCAATGTGATGGAGGAATATACCCCTGAATTTGACCAGATGCTGTTTTTTTTACCTTTGGCCGGATCTACCTTCAAGAAAGTCTATTATGACGAAGGTCTGGACCGTGCGGTTAGTAAATTTGTCCCCGCAGAACAACTGGTTGTGCCTTATGAGACAAGTAACCTGGAAACTTGTCCCTGTATCACCAACATTGTCCCGATGGACCTGAACGAGTTACGAAAACTGCAACTTTCGGGTTTTTACCGTGACATTGACATCTTACCTTCCCAGCTCTCTGATAACGAAGTAACCCGAGAACAGGATAAGATTCAAGGGGTTAGCCCCAGCAACATGGAATATGACGCTAACCTGCTGGAGTTTCATGTAGATTTGGATCTTCCGGGCTTTGAAGAAGTGGACGAAGAGAACGAACCCACGGGTATTAAGGTTCCCTATGTAGTAACGATTGCCGAAGATGCCAATAAAGTATTGTCCGTTCGACGTAACTATGCCGAGGACGACGAGCTTAAAACAAAAATCCAGTATTTTGTCCATTACAAGTTCCTCCCCGGGTTTGGTTTTTACGGATTAGGGCTAATTCATGCCATAGGTGGTCTATCACGTACAGCTACCGCCGCATTACGTCAGTTGATTGATGCAGGGACGCTTTCCAACCTCCCTGCTGGGTTCAAGGCCCGTGGACTACGGGTTCGGGATGATGCAGACCCCTTACAGCCCGGTGAGTTCAGGGATGTGGATGCCCCAGGAGGTGCTATTCGTGACAGTCTGATGCCGTTGCCCTTTAAAGGCCCGGACCAGACTTTGTTCCAGTTACTTGGTTTTGTGGTAGACGCAGGTCAACGCTTTGCCACCATAACTGACCTGAAAGTGGGTGATGGCAACCAACAGGCGGCGGTAGGTACTACCGTGGCAATGCTGGAGCAGGGAAGCCGCGTGATGAGTGCGGTGCATAAAAGAATGCACTATTCCATGCGCAAGGAGTTCAAGGTTCTCGCAAGAGTCATGCATGAATCGTTACCACAGGAGTATCCGTTCTCGGTAGCCGGTGGTGACAAGCGGGTAATGGCGACTGACTTTGATGACCGGGTAGATGTATTACCGGTTTCAAACCCCAACATCTTTTCACAGGCTCAACGTATCGCACTGGCACAGGCTCAACTGGATTTGGCGTTGCAAGCTCCTGATTTGCATAACAATTACGAAGCCTTCCGCCGGATGTATGAGGCGTTAGGAGTGCGTGAAATAGACAAAATCCTGAATACCCCAAGTACACAGCAGCCTGTCCCCAAGGACCCTGCTCAAGAAAACATTGACGCTTTGGAGAAAACCGATTTAGAGGCGTTTGAAGGGCAGAACCATGACGCCCATATCATGGCCCATCTTACTTTTGGTGCTTCCCCTATTGTCTCGCAGTCTCCGGATATTGTGACAGCACTCCAGAAGCATGTAACGCAACATGTTAAACTCAAATCTCAAGAGATTACGATGACCGAATTTGAAAAACGGTCCAATGGAGAGGCTCCCAGTGACGAAATGTTGCTTGAAATGGAAGTTTATATGGCTCAGTTGATCGCCCAGGAATTACAGCAGGTAAGGCAGATCAGTCAACAGATTGTAAACGGCCCGGGAGCCGAAGAAGAAGGTCCAGACCCATTAATTGCCCTGAAACAGCAAGAAATAGACATAAAAGGGCAGAAAACACAGGCTGATATAGCCATTGATCAAGGAAAATTGAATTTGGAAGGCCAAAAGATGGCTCAAAGGGATCGTCAGTTTGATGATCGGATAGATTCGCAGGAAAAACAGACCACGGAGAGGATAGAAGCGTCAGATCGGCGCGAAAACATGAGATTACGTGAAAAATTAGGAGAAACTCCATGAGTAGAGTCAAAACAGGTGGCGCTCCACCTCGAAAAACCCCCACACCCACTAAATTTGAGGTAATCAAGGGTCAGGGAAAGGTTCCCTTTAGCGATTACAAGGAAATTCCCACCCCCAAGAACCTTGGTAAGGGTACAGTTACAAAAGGAACATCCCGTGGCATGGGTGCCATGTTGCGTGGTGGAAAATTTACCATTAATTAGGTGATATATGCCCCTTAAAAAAGGTAGTAGCAAGAGAACAGTCAGCCATAACGTAAAAAAGCT